TCACAGAATCTCTACCTGTTTCTTTAATTGGTATGAATTCTAATTTAATGAAACAATATTTGGAATTTGTTGTTGATGGATTATTAGTTAAGTTAGGTTGTTCTAAAGAATTTAACGTTGAACAACCCTTTAAATTCATGGAACAAATCGCTGTGGAAACAAAAGGTAATTTCTTTGAGTCTAGAACAGTTGAATACCAAAAAGCGAAGTTAAACGAAACCATAACATTTACAGACGATTTTTAAATTATAAACTATGTCATTAAAAATTAATAAAAGAGGAGGGGAAAGTGCTTCATTTAACCCACAAAAAATTTACAATAGAGTAAAACGTGCGGCAAAAAGCCTTAGCGTAAACTCCGATGAAATATTCATCAAAGTGATAACGTCAGTACCAACTGAGGGTGAGATTACAACAAAAGAGTTGGATAAATTGATATATGAAATCGCTGCATCATATACTGGTAGTCACCACGACTATTCCAGATTGGCATCATCAGTTGCTATTTCATCATATCATAAAGAAACAAATGATAGTTTTTCACAAACTATGATGTTACTATATGAGGATGGTGTTGTTAATGAAAAATTAATTGAAACAATTAAAGAATATGGTGAAGACACTATTGACGCAGTTATCAACCATGAAAATGACTATAATTTTGATTACTTTGCTTGGCGTTCATTACAAGAAATGTATTTGTTAAAAAGACCAAACGGACAAGTAATTGAAAGACCTCAACATATGTATATGAGAGTTGCTTTATGGGTTACGGATTCTTTTGAGGCTGCCGCTGAATATTATAAATCGTTGTCCAACCAATTGATTTCAAAGGCAACCCCAATCATGATTAATGCTGGAACTAAGGTTCCCCAACTTGCTTCTTGTGTATTACATTATAATAATTCAGATTCAAGAGACGGTTTACTTGGAACACTTAATGATATATCAACATTCTCATCAGACGCTGCAGGTATTGGTTTATCCATGTCTAACATCAGAAGTAAAGAAAGTAGAATTTCATCATCAGGTGGTTATGCAGGAGGATTGTTAAAATATTTAAAAATTGTTAATGAGTCATTAAGATACTTTAACCAACAAGGAAGAAGACCGGGAAGTGCTGCGATATACATCGAACCATGGCACAAAGACATTATTGATTTATTAGATATTAAAAAGAACACAGGTGCTGAAGAATTAAGAGCTCGTGATTTATTTACAGCAATTTGGATTCCCGATAACTTTATGAGAGCGGTAAAAAATAATTCAGATTGGTATTTGTTTTGCCCTAATGACATCATTAAGGCCGGTTTAAAACCTTTACAAGAATGTTACGGAGAGGAATATGAAGAAATGTATAATAGAGCAGTTCAAATGGGGTTAGGTAAAAAAGTATCTGCTCAAACTATTTGGAGTAAAATTATTGAATCACAAATTGAAACTGGTGTTCCTTATTTATGTTCTAAAGATAATGCTAATAAAAAAACCAATCATCAAAATATTGGTGTAATTAAACAATCCAATCTTTGTAATGAGATTTACCAATATACCGACGAAAAGACGACAGCGATTTGTACTCTTTCATCTATGGTCCTTAAAAACTTTGTTGAGGGCGGTAAATTTAACTTTGAGTTGTTATTTAACGAAGTTAGAAAAGTTGTTAGAGCTTTGAATAAAGTTGTTGATATTAATAACTATTCAACTGAAAAAGGTAGAAAGGGTGGTTTAGAACAAAGAGCAATCGCGATTGGAACTCAAGGTTTAGCCGATGTATTCTATTTAATGGATTATATATTCACATCAGAGGAAGCTAAAAAATTAAATAAAGATATTTTTGAAACTATCTATTATGCCGCTATTTTTGAAAGTAACCAACTTTGTAAAGAAGGTAAGTATCAACAATACACATACTTCAATAATTCACCAATGTCAAAAGGTATTTTCCAATATGATATGTGGGGATTAAATGAAGACAATCTTTCAGGAATGTGGGATTGGGATAAGTTAAAAGAAAATGTTAAAGAACATGGAATTTGTAATTCATTATTCACCGCTCAAATGCCGGTAGCGTCTTCTGCTAAGATTACAGGTTCATTTGAAATGACCGAACCTGCACACTCGGCGTTATTTAATAGAAGAGTTGTGGGTGGTGAAATTATGATTGTTAACAAATACCTTATTAATGACTTTGAAAAAATTGGTATTTGGTGTGAGGATTTGAAAAATGAAATAATCATCAACGAAGGGTCAATTCAGAATATCAACTTCAATAATTACTTAGATAGTGAAGATAAAAATTACAATAAAAAAGTTAAACGAATTGAACATTTAATACCTAAATACAAAACTATTTGGGAGATTTCACAAAAACAACTTATTGATATGGCAGCCGACAGAGCACCATTTATCGACCAATCCCAATCGATGAATATTTACATGGCTAACCCAACATTATCAAAGATTACCTCATCTCACTTTCATGCATGGGAAAGAGGATTAAAAACACTTTGTTATTATGTTAGAACGAAGGCTATTTCAACGGGAGCAAAACATTTAGCTTTGGATATGTCAAAAAAAGAAAAACCAAAAGTTAAATTCGAAACACCAACGGTAGATTATTCAAATATAAATTTACCACCAAAACCTGAAAATTCAGATTTCGATTGTTTTGGTTGTTCTTCTTAATCACGACACTAATCCCGACACTATGTCGGGATTTTTTATTTAATAACTATTTATTGAAAATATCACGACACTATATTTATCTAATATGGCAAACGGAATAACATATGGTATACATTTTCCATTTTTACAAAGCGAAAAGGGAAATTACTTAAAGTTGACGGAAACGACTGATGAAGAAATCAGGACCGACCTAATACATTTGCTTATGACCCGAAGAGGAACAAGATATTTTTTACCTGATTTTGGAACAAGATTGTATGAATATATTTTTGAACCTTTAGATGGCGCAACCTTTGAAGAAATTAGGGCTGAAATCCAAGAACAGGTTGATAAATACATTCCTAACCTTACAATTAATAGTATTACTGTTGAATCATATAACGATAGTGGTGATGTTGCAGGACAATTGGATTATGAATTATTGGGGCAAGCGAGTATTTATCGCATACCGGGAGCGAATACTGCAGAGTACAGTGCAAAAATAAAAATTGACTATACAAATGACGCAAGGGCTTTTGGTAGTAGACAGTTTGTGATAATCAACATATAATATGGCAAATAACAAAATTAATTACACGGATAGGGATTTTGAATCCATAAGAGACGGGTTAATAAATTACACTAAACAGTATTACCCCGAACTTATTCAAAACTTTAACGACGCATCTGTGTTTTCGGTTTTGATGGATTTGAATGCTGCGGTCGCAGATAACTTACATTACCATATTGATAGAAGTATACAAGAAACGGTATTACAATATGCTCAACAAAAATCTTCAATTTATAATATTGCAAGAACTTATGGTTTAAAAATACCGGGGTATAGACCATCTGTTGCTGTGGTAGATATTTCAATTACAGTTCCACCTTTAGGGGATGCTGAAGATTATAGATATTTAGGGATTTTAAGGGCAGGGTCGCAATTTAATGGTGGAGGAACTACATTTGAAACGGTATATGATATTGATTTTTCAACACAATACAATCAAGAAGGTGAAGTTAATAGAACGAAAGTTCCAACTTTTGACGCTAATAATAAAATTATAAATTACATTATTACCAAAAGAGAGGTTGTTGTTAATGGAACTACAAAAGTTTTTAAAAGAGTTATAAACGCAACCGATGTTGTCCCATTCTTTAATTTCTTTTTACCCGAAAGAAACGTATTGGGGGTAAATGCGATAATACAAAGAGACGGAACAAGTTACCCTAATGTACCAAATTATGGAGAGTTTTTAACCGCTAATAATAAATGGTATGAAGTTGACGCATTGGCAGAAGACACTGTTTTTATTGAAGACCCGACTAAACCTGTAGATAATGCGGGTATAAAAGTTGGTAAATATATTAAAACTGAAAACAGATTTATTACCGAATACACACCTGAAGGTTTTTTAAAAATACAATTTGGTGGAGGAACAACAACACCTAATATACAACTTGCTAATTTTGCAAAACAAGGTATTAATTTAGATTTGGCTAATTACCAAAACAATATTGGACTTGGACTTACCGTCCAACCAAATACCACAATATTTGTTCAGTATAGAACTGGAGGTGGTTTAGCGTCTAATGTTGGTGTAGGGGTAATCAATCAAGTAGGAACTATTGATTTTGCGGTTAATGGACCTTCAGATTCTATTAACTCTAATGTGTTAAACTCTTTAGTGGTGAATAATGTAACTGCAGCAATTGGAGGAGCCAACCCACCCTCAACTGAAGAAGTTAGAAACATGGTCGCATTTAATTTTGCGGCACAAAGAAGGGCAGTTACCGTTAATGATTATAAATCGTTAATTGATACGATGCCAGGAAAATTTGGAGCACCTGCAAAGGTTGCAATTACAGAAAACAATAATAAAATAACAGTTCAAATATTGTCTTATGACCAAACAGGTAAATTAACACAAATAGTATCAAACAATTTAAAAACAAATTTGGCAACATATCTTTCTAAATTTAGAATGATAAACGACTATATACAAATTGATGTGGCAAAGGTTATTGATTTAGCTTTTGATATCTATGTGGTTGTGGAGTCAAGCGTTAATAGAGGTCAGGTTATTACTGAACTAATTAACCAAGTTTCAAATTACATGTCACCCGAAAATAGAGATATGGGTGAAAATGTTAATATTTCGGATATAAGAAGATTAATTCAAAACACCGCTGGTGTTATAAGTTTAAGTAAATTACAAGTGTTTAATAAAGTTGGGGGACAATACTCGACTTCTGAGACATCTCAAAGATATCTTAATAAAGCGACAAAAGAAATAGAATTAATTGATGATAATATATTTGCAGAACCAACACAAATATATCAAGTTAGATTTGATAATAAAGACATTAGGGTTTTTGTTAAAAATCTAACCTCAGTAGATTTTACATAAGATTATTTATTTCCGTAATGTCTTACCTATTTTTTTTAAAATGGGCAAAATAACTATTTATTTTTAAAAGACTAATGACCAAAAGCTATAGGATAAGAACAGCACCTGGAACTGACAAAAACATAAGAGTTAATATCAACCAAGATTTTGACTTCTTGGAAATTTTATCATTAAAATTAAGACAAGAAGATGTTTATACTAGATTCTGTGCTGACTATGGTGTTGTAACAGGTAGGGTCATTGTAAATGGTGGATACGGTGTCCCAAACGCCAATGTATCAATTTTTGTTCCTTTAGATAGTGTTGATGAAAATGACCCAGTAATTTCCACACTTTACCCTTATAGGAATGTAGACCAAAAAAATGAAGATGGTTATAGATATAATCTTTTACCATATAGAAAAGAATATGACGGGCATACACCAACAGGAACATTTCCCGATAGAGAAGATATTTTGACAAGAACTGAAGTTTTAGAAGTTTATGAAAAATATTACAAGTATACCGTAAAAACAAATGAAAGTGGTGACTTCATGATTATTGGAGCACCTCTTGGTTTGCAAACATTAACTTTAGATTTAGACCTATCAAATATAGGTTGTTTTTCTTTAAGGCCCGCCGATTTAATTAGAGCGGGTTTGGGAACTCCCGAACAATTTAATGGAGACCAATTTAAATCGTCAACAGATTTAAGTTCGTTACCACAATTAGTCAACATAAGACAAGATATTGAAGTTAGCTCTTTTTGGGGTGAGAATGAAATATGTAATATTGGTATTACAAGAGCGGACTTTGACCTTCGTGATTTTGGAATTGAAATTAAACCACATGCTATTTTTATGGGGTCATTATTTTCTTCATCCGATGAAGACTTCTTAAAAACAAATTGTAAACCAGGAAAAGACACGGGTAAACTATGTGATTTGGTAACGGCACCTGGTAGTATATTAGCCGTTAGACAAACTATTGATTACGATGCGGATGGAAGACCTATTCTTGAAAGATACACGTTACCTGACGGAGGAAAAGTTATTGATGATGAAGGAACATGGTTGGTTGAAGTTCCTATGAACTTGGACTATGTTACCACAAATGAATTTGGTGAACAAGTAATATCTAATGACCCAAATGTAGGTATACCAACAAAAGGTAAATATCGTTTTAGAATTCAATACCAAAATGAATCTGGTATGGCAAATTCCATAATGAGAGGTGACTACTTGGTCCCTAACGTAAAAGAATGGGGATGGTCGTTAAATAACGATGACGAACCAACAGATTTAAATGCCCAACTATATTCATATGCTTTTAGTTTAGATTGGAATGATTATGGTGATGATACCACAACTATTGGTCAACAAATGATACAAGAGGCTATTGATTGTGAAGATAGATTCTATGAGTTTAATTACAATAAGGTTTATACAATTTCAAACTTTATTGATAGATGGAAATGGGGAGCAAATAGATTAAAACATTTAGGTATTAAAGATATTACTGATAGAACTTGTACTAATACTGTTAATAAGTTTCCTGTTAATGATGGTGTAAGAAATTTTGATTTTTTGGTTTTTATTATGAACCTATTAATCACAATTTTAACACCACAATTTGTTAGTCTTATCGTAATATTACACGTCTTAGCCGTATTATATCCTGTTCTTAGAGTTGTTATTAATTTGATTTTATGGATAGTTAATACTTTAGTTTATGCGATATGTATTGTTGTAGCGGCACTTAGTAAAAAACTTAAAAAGGAAGATTGTAAAAAACAAAATATCCAACCATTAAGTAAGGATAATCCATTCAAAAGAATTTCATTGCCGATGATGTCATATCCTGACTGTGAAGCTTGTCCTTGTGAGGATGTGGAGTTAGCTGAAGGAGATACGGGATTCCAAGAGAGTGCAACTATAACAATATCGGCAAATAACTTTAGTCCATTATCTGATTTAAGTTCTATTGCATCATTTACATCATACAATAGTGCTCAATCGGTAAATTCGTCAAATCCTGAATCTTTTAATAATGGAATAAGACAAGTATTTGCGGGGTATCAATACCAATCATTAAATAATAATTTTGATAAATTAATAAAAACCCCAATTACTCAATTTCCAGTTCAAGGTGCCGTTACATGGGCTGGATTTGATGTTCAATTGGCTCAGTCAATGAACTTAGCTAATGTTAGACAAAGGTATTTTGATGGTGAAAACCACATTAAAACAACGGTTAGAAATATTAACCCATCAACAAATCTTGTCGACCCATCAACTACTTTTGATGATAGTGTGTTGATTATTTTATGTGATTCAGGAACCATTGCAAATTTACCAAATTCACAGTTAGTAACATTCACAGATTTAACAACCATTAATGACCCTAACGTTTCTGGTTTATCAACAACAAACCAATTTAATACAAACAATGTAACGGGTTCAACACCGTATAACGCAACGGGATTAGTTAATAAACAAATTAATTGGATTGGAACAGGAGGGACTGTTCAAAATGGTATATTAAAATTAAGTATCACTGAAAATGGTAAAGAGTATAAATTTAAAGGAGGTGTGGAATACTTCCAAGTTTTAACAGGAGGAACAATACAACAATTCTCAGGAATTACAAACACCACAGGTGGACTACTTAATAAGTATTTATTTCAAAAAACACAAGCATATACATACGGTGGATATTTATCATTTCCCGCAGTGAATGAATATGTTTTCCCGATTAAATTTTTAGATGGATTTGAAGATTTAGAAATAATAATCCTATCAAGAGGAGTTGACCCATACACCCAAAAACAAAACATTAGATACGACTTATCAAGATTGTTTGGTTATTCTTTTGGTTCAGGACCGGTAATTGAGGGTTCATATTATCTTAATATCCCAATTAAGCCAAACACAGGGCCTGCAACAAGTTTTTCTTTTTACCCTTGGCATAGTTCATATATTACACCAGAAACGCATAAAATTACAGATAACACCAACACATCCCTTTATCACCAACCCTACGGTTTTACCGTAGATAATACTAAATTTAGTTCATTCACAAATAATTCACTTTACTATTATAACTCAACAGATAAAAGTCAGGCAATATCTTTTAAACCATTTCCTTTTGACACAAAGAGTTTAGGGTTCTATACAAATAACACAGGAACTATTGATAACGGTTCCGTTAACCAAATACGTTTTCAGTACAATCCGGTCAGTTCATCCTACACCGGTCAAGGAAATGTTGAGGGTGGAACTATAATAACATCTAATGCCCCATTAGGTGGTCTATTAGACCCAACTCTAAATACTTCATTAGAAGTTAGGGCAATGTCACCGGCATATCATTTACAACAGTTTACTAATGTTACAATTACAAACAATAATAGACTTGTATTTAGGTCCGACAGATTACCAACCTCAACCACAGTTCAAATTAGTGGTAATTCTTCTTATTCCTTACATTTAAATGACAATTTTGCAATTTATAACGTTACTGAACAAGGTAATGGTATGACAACTCCTTTTGTTCCATTGGCGGCAACTGACACTACTAATAATTTAGATGACCTTACAGGTGACACTTCTAATGGTATTACTGATGCGGTTATTAGTTCATTACAATGTAATAATTTAACATTACTTGAGTGTTATAGTGGTAATGGAACTAGTTTTGGTGTTAGTGAACCATGTGATGCAAATTTAGATGATAAAAGAGTAAAAGGTGGATGTTATTATTTTGTTGATAAAACATTGATAGTTTCAATTCCTAAAGACATTAAATATTTTATTGAATGGAAGTCAAGATTTAGAATGATGTTTGCCGCTTGTAGAGGGGTGTTCTCACAAGTTTTCCAAAACAATTGGGTTAATGGAACTCTTTATATGTTTTCATTTAAAAAGAAAACAATTTTTAACGTAACAGGGCAACCTAAAAAATATTTATTCTGTGGTAGTTATGATAGTTCATTTAGACCTGGACAAGGTCCCGTTTTTTATACTGAAGGAACCACAAATTCTTTATTCTATAGGTCAACACCATTTAATGGAACGAACTTTATAGGACAAGTTCCACAAAGTAAAACACCAATAACAAATTTAGTTCCTGTTGGATATAAAGGAATTAATACTAGAAACATATTCTTTCCAACAACCATTATGGATTTGGGACCAAGAGACCAATTTACAAAAGAAATATGTGTGAATCCACAATTTGAGGGTTATATGTTAGAGACGATGAAATCAACATCATATAATGATACATCAGATTTACTTCAATTATTTATCATTTCAAGATTAATTAATAGTAATTTTTGGACTCAAATATTAGGTATTGGAGACGCATCAATTAATAGAATGTTTTCGAGAAGTGAAGATAGAATTGATGGTGATGTAGCACAACTATTTAGTATTAATTCAGAATATGGTGTTGAAGGATTTAGTGATGATGCATATGATGATGATACTTTATATGTCTCAGGTTCAGGAGATGCTTTGGTAGGTGTTTTCTTTACGGGTAGCACTGAAAATAGAATTAAGTTAACGCCGGGGATTACAACATTCACACCGACATTGACAAATTATTTCGGATACCCTAAAACTCAAGAAGTTCCATTTTATCTATGGAAATTAAATACGACAAACACAATTTTTGGTGACGATAAAAACGACTGGTCAACAGGTTTACAAGGTTCAGGATTTTATAAACAAAAATACCAAACCATGAGTTTTTACCAAGCTCCATTCTCAAATTACTTTAATTCAACAAACTATGGTAAAAAAGGATATATCTATAATACCGATAGCAATGGGTATACGGAATCATTCCCACCTGGTCAAAATAGTAGTTTTGTTGTTGGCGCTCCATATCATTTCTATTTTGGGTTAGGTAAAGGAAAAACTGCAATGAACAGATACATAACAAAATATATTTTGAATCAAGATGCCTAACGAAAACAATATAAGAATAGTTTTAGGTTCTCAGCAATTTGCTGGTAACACGGACAAGGACATTTGGATACAACCACCATTGTTTGGTGATAGACGAACTATGGTTGAAGGTGATAGGTCTTTAACATTAAACCTTGCGGACCAATTTGATACGGAAAGACAGGAAAGTAATAAATTTAGAATATCAGGTAAAATAACAAATATATTTAACAATACGGTATCCGGTAAAACAACTTATACACCGTTTAGAAATATTCTTTATTACACCAATGCTGTTGCAAATGCAACTTTAAATACTCCACCAAACCCTAATGTTCCGTGGGAAGGTTACCCACAGTTTGATGAATTTACTTTTGCAAGATATTCTGCAGTTGCGGGACATAGAAATTATGTAGCAAAAAGTGCTACATCTTATAATTGGATGTTATATTTAACATATCCATTTAGTAGTGATACGACACACCCGATGTCGTATAAAAGTGAGCAGTTTAATGTTAGTGTAAATTTTACGGCTGGAGACGGAATACCTTTTGTTATTTCTACAGGAAACATTAATGGTAAAAGAGTTGTGTACTTCAACTGTGGAACCAAACATAATTTAAGAATAGGTGAATGGGTTGAGATAAACATCCCAACAAACCCGAGTGGATTAGGAGGTAAAAAAATATTTCAAGTTTTTTCTTTGGGTAGTGAAAATTATAGGTCAGAAGAAACCGTATTTTCAACTTTTGATTTAAAATTTCCACCAAACCAAACTACAAATGGAACGGTTGGTACGTTCAAAAGAATTAAAAATATTGTAAATAGTGGTGAAACAAAATCAATATATTATGTAAGATTACATAATGTGATTGCAACTCATTCAGAGTTTAATATTACTCAAGCTGGTTTTGAAAACGGCCCTTTCAGTACTAAGAGTAAATTAGAATATTCCGCATTAACACCAAATAATGAACAAAGAGTATCGGTTAAAGAAGGTTCAAAAACTTTTAATTTTGTTTTAAATAAAGATATTTCAATAGAAGGTTTAAAAGATAATAATGGAAAACCGGTAACTGAGCTTTTTTTAACGACAATACAAAAGGGTTATATGGGTTGGTTTAATCCACCTATAACAAACTCATCAGGTATTAAAACTGCAATAGATGTTGGATGGGGGTTTAATTTTCTAAAAAATTCTATTGACCCTTGGTGGGACCACACATCACTTAATAATAAAGATAATATTCCTTTAGCGTTTTATGAACAACCCGCAGGTAGCGGGCAGTATTTTTATTATAATGATTTTATACCAACAGGAACAATACTTAAAGGTGACTTTTGTGAATATAACTATATAGAACAAAAAGAATATGTGATATCACCGGCTTATCACAAATATTCATTTAATAGTTTATATTTTTCAGATAACTCGGCTTTGAATTTACCTAGTGGTTATGTTTATGAACCACATTATTCTATACCAATCAGAATTTTTAGTAACTATTTAGAATATGGTTTAAAAACTAATACGAGTAACGTCCCAACATATGCATGGTTCTCAGAATATGAACAAACTTTTGTGTGGAGAGACATCTACACATATGGATTTATAGATGCCGAAGGACTTGGGGTTGATTATCCTTTTACGAATGGTGCTCACTACCCATTTAAACAAGTTTTATTTTTACAAAAACCAATACAAAGAACGACAGATATATCAACAACTATCATAAACCAACCAATAAATGACGATTGTGAATAACCATTATAGACTTACGATAAATCCTAACGATACTGAAATTAATATTCCAATCGAAATAACTTTTGATATGGAAGGTAGAGAACAGGCGGTTGAACAGTTTGAAACTAATGCTTTACAAACTTTAATTAATGGTATTGAAGATTTTGAAATAGGTAGATTTGCACATGCCCCTTGGGATAATGACCCCGATAAGACTGAAATTAATTATATATTTAATTTCTTTAATCCAAACCTACCAACAACATTTGTAAATAACCCACCTTCAATTGGAGACTGGTTAGATGACTACCAATACGCGACTTTTACGGATTCCGAAATATATTATTTTTCAAATTCATTTAAAGGTTCATTCTTTAAATTAGATTTTTACGATAGTAAAATACAAGAAAGTCAAAAATTACTTTTTAGTGTTATTTTACCAACTCAACAAGGGGTAAAAGAACCAGGAACAATAGGTCCTGCTTTGAATCCAACAAATGTTATGGTTAAAAAACCAAAATATATTTTAGATTATACGGGGGCAGATAAAGAAGGGTTTTTCTTTTATTGGTTGAAAGGTGATTCATACATCGCTCAAAGTTTTTTTTATATGTCTTGTAAATTCTTCAACGCTAAAAAAGGACAATTTATAAGAATGGTAAATGAACCACAATCCGGATTTGCGGGACCCGTTAAATTTAATTTTGATAAAGAAAAATATTTCTATTACAAAGTTGTGATGGATAACAATAGTTATGAATATAAGGTATATAAAGAATCTCCATCACAGGTTAGAGTTGGTGAAGGTCAAACAGCAAATAGTGCTATAACTTGGTATGAATATGTTAACCCATAATGGAATCAGAAAAATTTAGTCTACTTATTTCACCTGAAGTTTTAAATTCAGATGTTTTTGCATTAGTATATACCGCTAAAACATACTACGACCTACCAGCAAACGGAGTCCCAACAAATGCAACCGCATTTACTGCAACGACTCAAAACTTCTTCGTTTATTCAGGAATGTCTCAGATATTAAGTGGAGGAACAAACGGAACATCATTACTAACAGGATTAACAATACCAATTATGTTAACTCAAACATATAATGATATTGGATATTACTCCGAATTTGATGGATTAATTGCACAACAAGATATTATTACAAATTTTTTGGTATCGGGAGATAATACAAGTAATCTCTTCTCAATTAGTTTGTATAACACATCGGGAGACTATACAACAAGTTATTTAGATTTTACAACGTTTAGTGTTGATTGGAATGATGGGAGTACTATACAGCAATTAACATCAACTCAACAAAACCACGTTTATCAGTTTCCTGGAAAATATATAATAACACTTTCAGGTGCTAATCCTTGGGGCGTAACTACCGTATCAAAACCAATAACAATACCATTTATGAATGCTGGTGTTCCAAATCCAAATGGGAACATAACATTTACACCTAGTGGGGGAAGTTGGAACGGGGTTCAATTAAATTTAAATTACATATACCCTTTAGATTCTATTAATAACTTAACATACCAATCTTCATCCAACTGGACTCAAACACCTTTTATTGTTTCAGGATATACAAAATCAAAAATATTAGATTTAAAAAGATATGGGTCTAACCCGTATACTGTTGGATATGTTTTTACAAAAAACAATCAATTTTATGGAAAAATAAATTCAATTAATAGTGGGATAACAGGGTATACAATAGATAATATTGACTACTACGATTTACCTGACGGAAAAACATTCTATGTTGTAAGTAGTAATGGACTAACTCCAAATGATTTAGACCCAACAATAATTACTAAAAACGAACAACTTTTAGATTTTGTAATGGCTCCACAAGTGCAAACTGACATTTATGTTGAAAGAGGTAAATATAGTGCCTTTGAAGCCATTGAAAGATTAGGTGAAGTTGATAACATGGGTGATTTAGAAAGGTATGGATATGGATTCTTCAAAATTAATGAAGCATAAAAAATACAGATAAACTATTTATAAAATAAAAAATGGCATTAGGAACATATGGTATTGTAAGACCTTCAGATGTATCACCAGCGGATGTTGATATCATATTACACTACACACCGAGTAGAGACGTAACGGATAATTTTCTTCTTAAAAAGTTAAATTCGCAAAGTATTTTAACACCATATTACCATAACGCTGATACTGGAGGTAATTCGGGTGTAGAAATTTTAGGAGGTTTATATAATTTAAAATTACCTGCTAGTGAGTTTAACAAAAAAGGAATCTACACATTGTATATTAAACCTGCTGAAATAAGAACAACTATCACTGATTGTGGGGTATTATCGGCACTTCCAAATGTAAAAGGTATTATTATTAATATTAAT